AGGCAATGAACCGCGTGGATTCTGCCCGGCATGGTGACGCGCAGAAGCTCCTGGATCAGAAATGCGTAATGCTCCCAGAAGGCTGGCCCGTCATTGTTGGAGATGTCCCGGTCATAGTTCGAGAACTTGTAAAGCCCCTCGAACGGCGGCGAATGAATGCCGAAGTGGATGCTGTCGCCCGGCACCGCCCGGATTAGGTCGCAGGAATCCCCCTGATAGATCGCATAGCTATCCGTGACGATTTGATCGATCGCCTTGATGTCGACGTGCTGCTTCATGCTGCTTCCAGCCAGTGGGGGATGATGAAGGGGATCTGCGGATCGTAGTTGGGCCGCTCGCGAATGGCGCCGCGGACGATGCGGGAACTTAGGTCACTCGTATGAGCCACCATCGCCGCAGCCATGCGATCGGCGTCCATCTCCTTGCGCTTGATGTTGGCGACGACCGCGCCTTCCGTCTCAGCGGCAATAAAATGGACGTTGACCTGCTTCGTCTGGCCGAAGCGCCAGAACCGCCGAATGGCCTGATAAACCTGCTCAAAACTGTCATTGAGCCCGACAAAGCCGGTGTCCGCGCAATGCTGCCAGTTCATTCCAAAACCGCAGATGGTTAGCTTCGTGATGAGCACCCGGATGCTACCCTCGCTGAAATCAATCAGCTTGCGCTCCTTGTCTTCCTCGGTGTCGGAACCGCGAACCTCAACCGCCCCAGGAATGGCTCGCGCCAGCGCATCGCTCTCGGCGTTCAGATTGCACCACCAGACGAATGGCCGATCGTTGGGCGTGATGCTCGCCGCCATGGCTACACGCTCGTCTATGGTGTCCTTGCGCGCGTGCAGGCGCTCTTTCAGCGTGATAGCCTCCAGCGGGAATAACATCCCGGTTTCGAGGCTCGGCGCATACTCGACGCCGACGACATGCTGATGCTGGACGAGAGGCGGCAGATTATAGGCGCCATCCTCATAGCCGAGATCGGACGGCTTCCGCAGCATGACCGCCCATGACGCCATCCATTTCCAGAATTTCTGCTCGGCATGACCCTTCAGGCGCCACTTCTGCGTCTCGCCGCCGTCGTGAACAAAGAACGTCGCCAGCATGTCGGTGTAGGACATGACGCCGAGAAACTCGGAATGGTTGCCCAGCTCCATGAAATCATTCGGGGCGGGCGTCGCCGTCGCCGCAAGGCGGAACGGGATCTGGGCGCATTCCTCGATCAGCCGCGTCCGATAGTGGCCATCGTAGGATTTGAGAATGCTCGACTCGTCCAGGATGACGCCGCCAAATTGCGACAAGTCGAAATGGTTGAGCTTCTGGTAGTTCGTGATGTTGATGCCGGACAGATCGCAGTCGGCCTGCGTCCTCACATGGCGAGCCCAGATGCCAAACTTGTCGGCTTCCCGCACGAGCTGCGCCGACACCGCCAACGGCGCCAGATGCAGAATGTCCTTGCCCGTCTCGCGATGGATGGCGTTCGCCCAGGCCAGTTCCATCAGGCTCTTGCCGAGCCCAGTGCCGGCGAAGATGGCGGCCCGGCCCCGCCGAAGCGCCCAGCGCGTGATGTCCTTCTGGAAATCAAACAGCGCGGCCGGCAGTTCTGGATCGGAGGTCAGCCCCGTCGCCGGATCGGCAATGGCCTTGCGCGCGAGGAATTGCAGATAGGCATCGCTCATTCGGCGGCCTCTTTAGTGGGAGGCTCAAGCTGGATCAGCTCACGCGGCGCAACCTCGCCATCCGTGGCCTCCTCTATCCGGATCGCCATATCGAGCGAGCAACTGCGCTCACCTGAAAGGAGGCGGGTGATGGTCGAAGGCTCGACGCCGAGCCGATACGCGAACTGGGAAGGCTTGACGCCCTCGCGCTCGAGATAGGCGGATAATTTCATGGCTCTTGACTTTGCCCATTTGGCAAAGCTTAGTCAAGGCTATTTTTGCCGGTTTGGCTCTGGTTATTCTTTGTCACAGCGGCAAAAAAACGGTGTGAAACACCCGAATAGAATACGCGAGCTGCGGAGAGCCCGCGGCTGGAGCCTTGAACTTCTCGCCGAGAAGTTGAACATGTCTACGAGTTTCGTTTCCCGTCTTGAGCGAGGCGAGCGTAATTTCACGCTCAAACAAATGGATGCGTTTGCGCGCGCATTTGGCGTCCAGGCGACAGAGTTGCTTCCTTCGCACGACACAGAGGGCCTCTCGGGCGCACCAGTTCTCAATCCGGAGGGCCATGTCGTCGGCCTCCGAGTCCCACTAGTCGGCTATGCCGGGGCGGGATCAAAGGCGCATATCTATAACATTCCCGAGCAATATCTTGGCGATGTCCCCGCCATTGATGGCGCCACAGACAAAACCGTCGCGGTTGAAATTCGCGGCGACAGCCTCGGCGAGACGTTCAACAACTGGATCGCCTACTATGACGACGTGCGCCGTCCGGTGACGTCAGACCTTCACCGAAAGCTGTGCGTGGTCGGGCTGGATGACGACCGCATTTTCATCAAGAAGCTGCATCCGACGCCGACGCCGGGCGTCTACGATCTGATCTCGGAAAAGAAGGATGAAACGATCGAGGGCGTGCATGTCAAATGGGCCGCCAAGGTCAAGGCCATGACGCCACGATAAGTGCCGACCGCTTTAAAAAGTTTGCCAAACCGGCAATATTCTAGTTGACGTTTATTTGCCTATCTGGCAATGTCCCCTCATCAACTGGGGACGCAGACATGACACCGCTTCGCACATCCTTCCGCACCTACGACGACTGGAAGCTCGACAGCGGCTACGAGGACCGCACTTCCGCAGAGGAAGATCTCGCCGAGCTTCGCGCCGAGAACGAGCGCCTCCTCAAGGCCCTCAACCATGTGCAGGACTGGCTCAACGATCGCTCCGACGTCGACTGCGACGAGGGCGTCTTCGTTCCTAACGACGAAAACCGCCTGCTCGCCGAAATCGACCAGATCGTCCAGCACGGGAAGGTGCTGTGATGAGCCTCTACGCCATCACCTACCGCCGGCGCACCTTCACCGCCTATGACGCGGCCCGATCGGCCAGCGACATCGCCAAAATCTACCGCCGCCTGGTCCGCGATTACGGCAAGCCGTGCGCGGTTGAGGTCATGCGCTGGAAGTCGGACGCCGACTTCGTCAGCCAGCCCGGCGCGATCCTGATCAAGCGCGGAATGATCGGGGAAACAGCATGACGTTCACCCTCGATAGCGCGGCCCGCATTCTGGCCGGCGGCAGCGGCGATCTTCTCAGCCTCCGCGGCTGCCAGATCTACCTCGCCGGCAACGGCTATGAACTCGACGACATGCAGATGCACGCGATCATGAAGCGCGCCGCCGAATACCGCGCGAGCCTGCGGCATCCGCCCATCACCAATCCAGTTCCGGCATCGGGTGCGAATGGGGGCGCCCTCACTGCCGGGAACGGAGCCGTCGCAGATGTGATCGTCCCGCGTCCTGCGACGGCTCCAAATGACCTTACCACAGAAGAGGCAGAGGCATCATGATCTGGATCATCATTATCGCCGCCGCCATCATCCTGACCTGGATATTCTTTGGCGCCGGCGGAGCCCTGCTCGTCATATTTTCCGTCCTAGTCGGCACCATCCGCGAGCTAGCGAAACCGAGGCTTTTATCATGAGCGTTGTCACACCATTCGAACCCAAAGAACCCACATCCATGCGCCTGGCGACGCCGATGGCGATGCTGGACCGGGCCATCGAGCAGGGCGCCGGGATCGAGGTCATGACCTCGCTGATGGATCTGGTGGAACGGAAGGAAAAGGCGCTGGCCCGTCAGGCTTTCGACCAGGCCATCGCCGCTGCAAAAGCCGAGATCCCGGTCGTCATCAAAAACCGCACCAGCCACAACGGCAAATATGCGGACTTCGCTCAATATGCGCGAACGCTCGATCCGATCCTGCCGAAGTTTGGCTTGAGCTATCGTTTCCGGACGACGCAGACAGACCGCATCCTGGTGACCTGCATCCTGTCGCACAGGGACGGCCATTTCGAGGAAAATTCCCTGAGCGGCCCGACTGACACGAGCGGCTCGAAAACCCCCATCCAATCGATCGGCTCAACCCAAAGCTATCTCATGCGTTATTCGCTGATCGCGGCGCTTGGGCTTGCCTCGGCGGAAGATGATGACGGCAATGGATCTGGCGACCCGCTCAAATCGCTGATCCTCGACGCCCAAGCCGATCGCCTGCGCGACCTGATCGAGGAAACCGGCTCGGACGCCGCCAAATTGTGCGCCTTTTTCAGAATTGATGACATCGCGGATCTCACCCAGGCCGAGTTCGCCAAGGCCGTGAAAATGCTCGAGGCGAAAAGGGGCCGGGCATGAGCGCGGTTTTCCACGATCTCGAACAAGGCTCGGATCCATGGCGGGCGCTCAGAGCCGGGATGCCGACCTGTTCCGAATTCCAGTCTCTTCTCGCCAAGGGTGAGGGAAAGACGCGGGCCACCTACATGCGACGGCTCGCATCCGAGATCATCATCGGCAAGCCCGTCGATACATATGAAACGGCGGACATGATCCGGGGGCGTGAGATGGAGCCAGAAGCGCGCGCCCTTTATTCGTTCATCACCGACGCCGATCTGACCAGCGTCGGATTCGTGACCAATGGTCCTGTCGGTTGCTCGCCGGACAGCCTCATCGACACTTCCGGCATCCTTGAGGTGAAAACCAAGAAGCCCGAGCTGCTCATCGACGTTCTGCTGAAGGACGAATTCCCGCCAGAGCACAAGGCGCAATGCCAAGGGGCGCTCTGGGTGTGCGAACGGGAATGGGTAGACATCGCGGTCTACTGGCCGGGCCTGCCGTTGTTCATCAAAAGAGCTGGCCGAGACGAAGCCTACATCCGGAACCTTGCATCCGAGGTCGAGCGTTTCAACGCCGATCTGGCGCAGATGGTTGAGCGCGTACGCGCCTACCAGCCGCGCCGAGAAATGCCGCTCATGGATGCCCTGACGCAATCCATCGCCCTGGAGGCGTCGCCGTGAGCCGGGCTCTTCTCGTCCTGAACGGTCCCGCCGATCGCATGAAGGCGGCCGACTGGGTTCACAAAGCCCCGCCAGGAACGCGGATCGAATTCAAGGCGAGCAAGCGGACACTGTCTCAGAATTCCAGATTTTGGGCCATGCTCACGGACGTGGCCGAGCAACTGCCGTGGCACGGCATGAAACTCAAGTCAGACGATTGGAAGTTGGTTTTCCTCGACGCCCTCAAGCGCGAGGTTCGCCTGGTCCCTAACATAGACGGAACCGGCTTCGTCAATCTTGGCCGATCTTCATCTGACCTGACCAAGGAAGAGATGGGCGACCTGATGACGCTAATCGAAGAGTTCGGCGCCAGGCACGGTGTCGTGTTTCTGGACGATCGGGAGCAGGCGGCATGAAACGCCAGAACTTCAGCGAGAAGACGAAGCGCGCTGCGCTGACTCGCGCCGGCGACACGTGCGAGGAATGCAAGCTGCCGCACCTCGGCCGCTACCATTTCGATCATGAGATCCCGGACGGTCTCACCGGGAAGCCAACGGGTTCTAACTGCCGCCTTCTGTGCCTGGCCTGCCATCTGGAGAAAACCAAGCTGGATGTGGCCAGGATCGCGGTAGCGAAGCGCCAGGAAGCAATGAGCCTGCGGGTGAAGGCAGACAGGCAGCCGATCGCGAACCGCGTAAAAAAGGCCCGCACGACGACCAAGCCGCCCCTGCCGAGAAGGCCGCTTTATGTCGACATCACATGACAATGGAATTCTGCGCCCATGCGCCGTCACAGAGCGACGCATCGCGGAGCATTCCCGCTCCTCAAACAGTCAGAAAGGGCTGGGGGAAAATGAAGAAGATCATCATCGCGGCTGGGGCCGTTCTCATGTCGACCGCTGCGTTCGCGCAGTTCAATAATTACGGAACGGGATCGAACCCGAACAGCCATTATGTACAGCCGCATACTCGCTCGAACGGCGACTTTGTCGGCGGGCACTACCGGACCAATCCCGACAACTCACTCAGCAACAACTATGGGGCGCCAGGAAACTTCAATTATCACACCGGGCGAACCAGCAAGGGCTTCTGAACCTACTGCGCCGCTCCTGCCAGGGGGCGGCGCTCTTCGTGTACGGGGACACTACATGAAAAAGCCCAGGAAGCCCAACGCCAAGGCCGTCGCGTTCGTCGACCTACTCGCTGCTCTGCTGCCGAGCCTCATCGCCGGCATGCGCGCAATCAAGACGAAGGAGAAGGCTGCATGACCGTCGCGCAAGAGCGCTTCAAAGAGCGTCTTACACCGTTGATCAAAGCTTTGCGCGACGCCGGATGCGAATGCGTGGTGATGGTGACCGCGCCGCATCTCGGGCCTGATCCACTGATGTTCAGTTCGCAGCGGCCAGAGGTTGCGGCAGAAATGTTGCAGCATGGCTTGCATTCGATCCGCATCGGACAGTTGAAGCAGACGCCTTCGGGCTCGAATTGGGCGGCGTCATGATGACCGACTTCGCCCAGGTGTTCGCGAAGCACATGGCTATGGCTGGAATGAGCCCCAGCGAACTCGCGCACAAGATGTGGCTCGACGTACTCAAGGACAGAAACATGACCATCACTGACAAACAGGTGGAGGCGGCGCTTGCCGCCTTTGGCGTAGGGCCGCTCGATCAGGACCGGTTGCACGACCTCATGCGCGGCGCGCTAGAGGCCGCCGCGCTTGCCGCCCCTGCGCCCGCAGCAGCGCCGGGAGAGGCGAATTTAGTCCAAGGGCTAAACGACAGTAATTACGACGACCTGTGCGAGAGGTTGATGGACCCGAAGTACGACTGCTCCGAGGAAGCCGCCGCCGCCATCCGCAAGCTCGTCACCGCGCGGGATCTGGTTCTCTCCGCGCTGGCCCGAGTGACGAGTCACACGCCTGACGCGGATGCCGAGCTCCGCCTGGCCAGGCGCACCGTGCGCGAGCAGATGGATCGGGCCGAGCCAGACGGCGACAAGGAAGTCCGATGACTGCCCCCCTCACCCCTGAGATGGTGGCCGCCCGCTGGGGCTGCTCCCCCTCGACAGTCAGAAAGCTTGTGGGCACAGGTAGACTCCGGGGCTTCCGGCTCGGCGGCCGCCTGCTACGCATTCCCTCAGACGCCGTGGAGGAGTACGAATGCCGCGCGACCATCGTATCTGCCGGTACCGAGGGAAGTTCGCTGTCTCCTACATCGACGACAATGGGCAGCGACAGCGCCGCTCGACTGGCACGACTGACCGTCGTCAGGCCGAAGCCTTCCTCTCCGAGCTCCTGAAGCATGAACGCGCAACCAGGCCAGCGCCGACGACGACCATCGGGGAGATATGGGAAGGCTACCGCCTGACCCTTGGAAGCCGACCGGCCGCCACAACCATGATCCACGAATGGAAGGCCCTTAAGAGCCGGTTTGGGAGCGTTCGGGCTTCTGACCTGTTGGCTGTGGATATCGAGACAAACAGAACAACCGCCGAGACTTTGTCCGCCGAGCACACGGCCGTCCGAAGAAAGCAAGGCCGGAAAGACGGCGCCATATTGACGGAACTGTGCCGGCTGAGAACCGCCTGCAATTGGGCCGTGGAACGCGGGAAACTCGATAAGGCCCCCGTCTGGATCATGCCGCCTAAGCCGCGGGCGCGAGCGCGTCACCTGTCCCGATCCCAGTTCGCCACGTTCCTTGAGGCTTGCCACATGCCTCACCTTCGCCTGTTCGCCGTTCTTGCGATCGGCACCGGCGGGCGCATGGGCGCCATTCTTGACCTGACATGGGACCGGATCGACTTCGGGTCTGGGCTTGTGCATCTGGACGACCCAGAGCGCGACAGGACAGCGAAGGGCCGCGCCGTGGTCCCAATGACCGGCTCTGCTCGAGCTGCGTTGCAGGATGCACGCCAAGGGGCTCTGACGCGCCACGTGATTGAATGGGCAGGAGAGAGGGTCAGGTCGGTCAAGAAAGGGGTTCGGGCCACTGGCGCACGGGCCGGACTGGGCCCCGTCAGCCCGCATGATTTCCGACACTCGGCTGCCGTCTGGATGGCCGAGGACGGCGTGAGCATGCCGGAAATAGCCCGCTACCTTGGGCACGAGGACAGCCGAGTGACCGAGCGTGTGTACGCTCGCTTTTCGCCCACATATCTGCGGAAAGCAGCGGCTTCGCTCGAGGTCGGGCCATTCGCCCGGAAAGCATGATGGTGTGGTGGGCGCGGCTGGTTTCGAACCAGCGACCTCCGCTGTGTGAAAGCGGCGCTCTTCCCCTGAGCTACGCGCCCGCCAATGGTTCAATTGAACCACGGGCGTCTGCAACTACCTCAGCGGAAAGATCATACCCCTCCGGTGTGAACAGAGGGGTGCTAATGCTTTCAACGCCATGGTGGAAACTGACCGCTCTAACTACCCGCATTTAGACGCTGTTTGTGCGCCGGATGTTCCCCTGCGCTGGTTCAATCGAACCAAAGAACCCTCCGTACTACGCCTCCTCCTGCAAGACCGTCACCTTCACCCCAGCCGGAGCCCGGATCGTGATGAAGACCTCCTGCTGATCATCCGGTTTTGGCTCGGGAACCAATGACCCCGTGTCGACCCATGAGGCGTCGAGAGCGTCTAGGAACTTCTCATGATAGCCCGCGATCAGCTTGCCGATGCTGACGCCGCCCGACCAGTCAGGCACCTTGGTCTTGTCGCCATTAATAATCTCGCGCGCCATGTAGGCGTCGTTGGTGTTGTCATCAAAATACTTCGCCAAGGTGTTCGGCGTGCCGTTGCTTGACCTAAACCAGCCGTCCCTCATCCCCAAAAACATGACATCGGCAGCAATGTGCGAATCCATCGCGCGATCCGCGTGCCAGTAGATGTCATCGTTGCCTACGAGGCCCAGTTTTTCCGTCGCTTTCTTGTAGTTGTCGGCCCACGTCAGTTGCACGAATCCGCGCCCATAATAGGTCTCGCCCGTGATCGGATCGGGCTTGCCATAATCCATACCCTTGCCCTTGCCGTACTCAGCGATGGGCCACATGGTCGACGCAGTTTCGTGGATTGTCGTCGCCAGCGGATAGGCCAGCCAGCGCAGATCGGTCGTCATGACCTTGCGCTCCCATTCGTAGAGAATGTGGTTTTGTCCATCGACCTGTTGCTGCGTCAGTTTGCCGCCAAAAAGGTTCTTCCGGACAACGTCGAAATAAATGTCCCTATTGAAGGGCATAAGACCCTCCGTATAATGCGCGACGGGCCGACGCTGGTAACGCCGACCCGCCACGACTTGACCGAACGACCTGGGAAGAGGTGCGTCCATGTCCAAGCGGATTGATATCAGCGGCCAACGATTCGCGCGACTCGTCGCAATTGAGCATGTGCGCGGGTACCAGTGGCGGTTTAAATGCGATTGCGGCGCCGAAACAGTGGTCAACAAATTTCAGGCGGCCAGCGGCAACACTAGATCCTGCGGATGCCTCAAACGAGAAATCTGGTCGGCGCTCATGCTCAAGCATGGACACGCTCGCAGCCAATCCAAAACATACATTGTGTGGAAGGCAATGCTTCAGCGTTGCAATAATCCGCGAAATAAGGACTTCCCGAACTGGGGCGGACGCGGCATTACGGTTTGCCACCAATGGCATGATTTCGCCCAGTTTCTCACCGATATGGGCGAAGCGCCTGCGGGCCTGACGCTTGAGCGAACTGATAATAATCTCGGCTATTCCCCTGGAAATTGTCGCTGGGCGACACGCAAAGAGCAGTCGCACAACAAGCGCTGGAATGCCCGCCAAAAACTTACATGGGACCAAGTTCAAGCCATTCGCCAAGATACGCGGCCGCAAAACAAGATAGCACTCGCCTACGACGTATCTCCGTCGCGCATATGCACAATCAAATCCGGCCAGAAATGGCGATGACACGCTCATCTTGTCGACGCCCAGAGCAGGAGAACGAAGGCCCCGGAGATCATCGCGATGAGCGCATAGCCGAAGGTTTCCAGTTGCCAGAGGAGCATCTCAGCACGGGCTCACGCAAATCGACGGAGGAGCGGGAGGAATGCGAACTCCCCCGGCACAATGCTCCTCCCGCTGCCGAAGACTCCGCGCACAGGAATGACGCCTGCAAGCCAACTCACGATCAGGATGAGCACGAGCAGCGCTAGGATCATCTGGCATATCTTGAAGACCCAAGGATCAATGCCGATGCCAAGCCAGCGCAGACCCCACCAGAGAAGCGCGGCAACCAGCACGATGAGGGCGATGTTGAGCAGCAGGTAAAGCACACTGATGATGAGGGACATGGCGTCCTCCTATGAGGCGGTTCTTCGTTTGCGGGTGCGGCGCGGCGCGGCGAGATACATGACCTGCCACAGGCCAAAAGCGTCTTCGACAGAAAGACGCTCCCGATGCTTTCTCAGCCAGTAATCCCGAGCGGCGTCGGTCATGGCCC